AAGTTAAGATGCCATTTTATGAAGGTAAACAGTTTCTACGTAAGGGTAATATTGTATTCGAATATACCGACGATGAGATAGCAGAACTTGCAAGATGTGCAACAGATATTGTCTACTTTGCTGAAAAGTACGCAGTTGTAATGACTGATGACGGGATCAGAAGGGTAAAATTACGCGAGTATCAAAAAAGAATGCTACGTAATTTTCAGCACGAACGCTTTAATATTGTACTTGCGTCAAGGCAAATGGGTAAAACAGTCACTGCATCAATTTATAATGCGTGGTATGTAACATTTAACACTGATAAGAATACACTACTCCTTGCAAATAAAAGCGATACTACCAAGGAGATTATTGATAAGGCAAAGGTCGTACTTGAGAACCTACCGTTCTTTATGAAGCCTGGTATTATTAAGTATGACGTAATGAATGTTCGTTGCGATAATGGATGTCGTTTAATTGGACAGTCTACAACTGCTAAGGCTGGTATTGGCTTTACAATCCACAACCTTTATATTGATGAGTTTGCACACATCCACCCGTCGATTGCAGACTCGTTCTATGAAAACGTTTATCCTACGCTTTCGGCATCTAAAGTATCAAGACTTACAATTACATCTACTCCAAATGGATTTAATAAGTTCTACGAAATCTATGCTGCTGCCGAGAGAGGAGATAATGAATACACATCAATGCGAATCGACTGGTGGGAACATCCAGAGAGGGACGATGCATGGTACCAACGAGAACTTGGAAACCTTGGTTCAATCGAGGCTTTTAATAAACAATATGGTAATGAATTTGTAAGTTCTTCAAACCTCTTGATGGATCCTGTTGATTTAAAGAAGATGCGAAAGAGAATGCAAAAATACGTACATCAAGAATTAGATGAATTTGAAAATATTGGAATTGATGTTGAGGGATTCTTAAAGTGGGACCCTAACTTTGATATCGAAGACGCGAGGTTTAGTGAAAGCTTTTGGCTATTTGATGTCGATATTGCTGAAGGAAATGGTGGAGACTATTCAGTAATTAACATCTTTCAAATTTCACCAATGGAACTTAAAGAAATTGAAAATGTTCAAAATCCAGGAGCGATGTATGACTTTTTTAAATTAAAACAAGTTGCACGGTTTAGAAGTAATGAACACGTAATCGAAGACTTTGCGAAGGTATTGTACACTCTTGCAATCGACATATTCTACAATGAAAACGTAAAAATGGTCGTCGAGTTCAATACATACGGTACTGTACTTTTCCAATATTTAAGAACTGTATTTCCACAGAGAAATGATTTTGATGAAGAGATGTTAATTAGATTTAGACACCGACATGACGCAAGAACATTAAAGCCCGGAATTAAGTTAAAGGCAGATAATAAGGCAATCTTTTGTCAAAACTTTTCTAAATTATATAAGAATAATAGAATTGAAATAACAGATGAAGAAACAGTAACAGAGGCAAGTCTATTTGGAGTCCTTCCTAACGGTAGTTATGGAGCCCAAATGGGAAATGATGACCTTATAATGACATGCATTACTGCAACTGAATTCTTTAATACTACTGACTATGCCGATTATATAGAAGAGCTTTTAGACTTTGTCGATCTCAATCTACACGCAAAGATGGAAGAGATACTATATAAAGATATGGATAGCGACGGAGACTTACAATATGATATTTATGATTTGATTAAATAAAAGCAAATTGTAAGAGATATATACTATACGAAAAAAAATAAAAAGATAAAATTATGGCATTAAGTCCTCAATTACAGCAATTTAAGAGTTCAGGTGTTTACCGTCTTGAATTTGACAAATCACAAACTGTAAGTATTCCTGCAGAAACGATTAGACTGGTTGTAGGTCACTCTAAAAAGGGTCCTTACAATACACCAGTTTTCATCGAAGACGTAGAAACATTTATTCAAGTTTTTGGTTCAGTTGACAAAACATTAGAAAGAAAAGGAATGTACTTCCACAGATCTGCTATCGAAACTTTGAGCAGAGGTCCAATCATTGCGATGAACCTTACATCATCAAACGATACAGATAAATTATGGTGGGCGTCTCCTACTACTAATGGTTCTCAGCAAGATAACATTGCAATCGAAGGAACCGATCTCTATAAGAATGTATTTAATAGAGATAAATTTTGGATTCCAGAAGATGCAAAATTACTGGATCTTGCTGGAAACACTTCAGAAGATTCTGATAACGCACTTACATTTACAAACATTAAACAAGATCCTATTACGATAGTAGTAAAGCAGGCTGAAGATACAAGAGGCTTTAACGTTACTGCAAGAGAATGGTATGGTGAAGGTAATGTACCTGTAGGTCTTGACGATCTAGATTACATTTCAGACTATATGGTTGATGTATTTGTATTTAAAGGAAGATTCGTTACTTCTGAGTTAAACAACGATCCAACTTATGGAAACTACTTTAACACAAACGGAATTATTCCTGAACAATTTGGATCATTTGCTAACCTAAGAGAAGTAACTCTAGAAGCAAAATATACCGGTTCATTAATTCCAGACTTTCAGGATAATGAAGGTAGAATGTACTACATTGAAACTTTAATTAACGCAGAATCAAGAAGAACAGGACTTTTCTGTGCTGTTAATGAAGATGCACTTGATAGAATTGACTTTGTAGGTGAAGCATTCGATATCCACCAAGACTATGAATTACTATCTCATGTTGTAATTCAACAGACTCCTCAAAATTTTAACGAGGGACATTCAATTGCAGCTTTTGAAAAAGTAATCGAAGTTAGTGGAGATACAATGACAATTAAAAATGTTTCTCTATCAGACTACAGTACGATGGTTAGCAATGGTATTGAAGTAGGAAGCTTCTTATATGCTTCAATCGATGGAGAATATACTAAAATTGAATCAGTTGCAGTTGCCGACGAATCATGGTCACTAGCAATACAAGATGTTGTTGTTGTATGTATTGAAGACATCAGTAAATCAAAATACGAAAACTTTAATGCGCTTTCAACAGGAGCTACATATACTACCGCTGAAGTTGGAGGTAACTTAACACTAACATACAGTGGAACATTCTCTGCTGGAGACCTTGCATCTGGAACATTTTTACCAAGCGCTAACTCTGGAGAATTTGTTGAAGTTCTTTCAGTAAATGATAATGGAAGTGAAGTAACAGTTGTTCCAGCTGGAAGTGTTCCTTTCTCTTCTAATCTTGAAGATTTAACAGGATCTAACTCTCCACTAACTGCATACGAATCAGTAGCACAGGATGCGTTTGATGTATTCTCAATTGCAGTTAACGAAAGAGTAGTAAGATTCCCTGCAGATATTCCAGGATGGAGCTTTGAAAATGCAGCAACTGCTGGTGAATTCAAATGGGTTTACACTGCAACTGCTGGAGCACCAGAATCTACAGTAATTAAAGACAATATCAAAGTTGGAATGTATGTTCCAGTTGTTGGATCAGATAAACTTGCAAGAATTCTTGAGATCAGAAGAAAGGCTGAGATGGGAATTAATGGAGGAGCTAACGACAGATACACATACACATTTATTCTACATAGAGAAACTAATCACACTGGAGGATTTGGACCAGAATATGCTCTTGGATCGTTCAATGCAGCCTCAGACGCATATAAAGTATTCGTACTTGAAGGTGCTGAAAATAGCGAAAAAACTATCAAAGAATTATTAGACGTATTGGTACCTGGTACTGGAGTTGCTAACACTTTATCCGATAAAGACGCAATCACGTTCAGATACCTTGTAGATACGTTTGGTTCATACGAGCCTGCTAATGGAATCTTAAATAAAGAACAATTTACAATTCTTGCAAAAGAAAGACAAAATGTTTCAGCGATTCTAAATGCTCCGACGGTAAAAGAATTTAAGGCATCTACAAATCCTTCTTTCTTAGACGAAAACACTGGAGAATTCAAAACTCGCTATATTCCAGATGGAGGTAACTTAAACCTAAATCCACAAGCACTATATACTCTTCCTACGATTAATGAAGGAGCTAGTTATGGATTCTATTATGGACCAGGTCTAAATGTACTTGAGAATGGAAAAATAAAAGTTATTCCACCTGCAGCTTACGTATCAAACAACTATATTGATAAGTACACTGATTCATTACCATGGTCGATCGTTGCAGGTCCAAGAAGAGGAGCAGTTGGAGGAAGTGGAGTTCAAGGTGTTGAATATGCATTTGATAAAAACGACAGAGACTACATAGAGCCATTCGGTATTAACCCGATTGTATTCGAAAGAGGAGCTGGTATTGTTATTAAAGGTAATAAGACATCACAACAAAGCGTACAGTCAGCACTTTCTTCAGCACACGTAAGAGAGGTATTGATTTACATCGAAGATGGTCTAGCAGCAATCTTGCAAAACTACTTGTTCGAGTTTAATACAGCTCAGACAAGACTTGAAATCAAGACACTTGCTGACTCATTCATGGAATCAGTAAAAACTGATCAAGGTATTTATGACTATAGAAATATCATGGATACGACTAACAACACAACTGAAGTAATTGATAACAACATGGGTATCCTAGATACTTACGTTGAACCAGTTAAAGGTCTTGAAATCTTAGTATCTAGAGTAACAGTTCTAAATACTGGAGATATCGAAGCAGGTAACTTTGGATAATCAAGATATATAAAATAAAATAAAGAAACAATAACATGGCTTTACCACATTATAGAGAAGACCAGACAAGTAAAAAGAGCAAACATTTTGAGCCAGTACAGGCTAACTTGTTTGAAGTAAGTATTCTTCCTCCAGACGGAGTAGCAGGAGCAGACCTTCTTTTACAACATGTCAATTCAATTTCAGGACTTGAATCACTTTACAGAGAAGTTTCAGCAGTCGAGCAAAAATATAAATTTGCAACTAGATCATACGCAGGTATGCCTGATGGAACTGCGACTGATGTCACTGTAAACTTTTCATTGAACTTGAATGATTCAAACCAGGCTTACGTTTATAAAACGTTAAGAGAATGGTACAGAAAACAATATAACCCAGAAACTGGTGAGATGGGTCTTAAAAAGGATTACGTAGGAACTCTAGTTATCGTACAATTTAACAGAGCTGGAGACATCTATAGAAAGATAACCCTTGAAGACTGTTTCATTACGTCAGCACTTGGATTTACTGGTGAATTATCATATGAATCATCAGATCCAGCAACTCTTGAAGTTGGATGGAGATGTGACACTTGGTCAGAAGAACTAAACTAATATTATTATGAGGGAAGGATCTCAGGTCCTTCCCTTCTTTTTGCACCGAAAACATATTAAAATATCAACATATTATGTCTATAAAAAATCATAAATTAACTAAAAAACTTCAAGTTCTCTTAACGGAGGATGAAGTTGATGCCGTTAATAGATTGATATTGAATGAAGCTATTCTAAATCAAGGAAGGCCAATATCAGTTAGTGCATTCATCAGAGGCCTGATTCAAAAAGAATTAAAAAATCAGGACATTGGAGAGCAAGAATCAATAGTTAAAAAACATATCAATAAACTAAAACAAGATAAAAAATGATAGAAGAAAACAACAAAAACAGTGAAGAACTTGCAAGAGAATTGGAAGCTCGTGAAAGACAAGTAGAATCTAACGACAACGATGTTCGAAAGATGGAAGAATCAATAAATCGTAATGGATTAGGAAGCATCAATATGGATAAGTTTAAGCCAGATACTGCAATTGCTCCTGATTTAGCACTCGGCTGGCATGAAGTTCCAAGCGACAGTTTGCCTTCTGGAGGTAGATTTTACCCAACGGATATGGTACTTAAGATTAGAGCCGCAAAAGTTGCCGAGATTAGACACTTTTCTACAATTGATGAAAATAGCATCTTAGATGTTGATGATAAACTGAATGCAATCGTAGAATCCTGTACAATGGTTAGTTCTAAAACATCTAGAGTTTCATATAAAGATATTTGCGAAGAGGATCGTTTTATCTTGATTCTTTCTATTCGTGATTTGACCTTTCCTGAACCAGAAAATAGCTTAAAGGTAGATTTTACTTCTAAGAGTGGTAATACACAAGAGGTTGAGATTAAGCGTGAATATTTTGACTATTTTAGAATTCCTGAAGAAGTTGAAAGGTACTATGATGCTCAAGCAAGAGGTTATGTAATTAGAACAAAAAGCTATGGTGAAATCTTTATGCGTCCACCATCAATTGGTGTAATGCAAGAAATTACAAAGTATATTAAAGAACGCAGAGATAAAGAACAAAATATCGACCAATCTCTTATTCAAATCGCACCGTATGTTGCTACTGATTGGAGAAGATTTAATCAAAAAAGACTCTTTGAACTTGAAGTAGAAATGAATGGTTGGTCTAACGGTAAATTTTTATTACTATATAAGCTAGCTGAAAAAGTAAAGGTAGGAATTAAACCAGAGCTAATAGTTACTATAGAGGATGAGGAGGCCTCTATTCCTATCAACTTTCGCGACGGCATCAAATCTTTATTCATTGTTCAAGATCTCTCTGGAGAACTTCTTTAAGATTAGGTTTTGGATTTATAAGCATCTACATCTTCAACCAAGCGAATTGGATAGGATGGAGTACTATGAATTCCATTATCTTGTTAAAGATTTAGTTGACTTTATTAAAAAAGAAAATGAAGCTAATAAAGGCCAGAATGATGCTGCATCTGGAGCAATGTCTGGAATAAAAACACCAAATATAAAAGTACCTAATATTAGAGTACCTAAGATGTAATTAAGTAAGGGAACTAGCGTTCCCTTATTTTTAGATATATAAAATAAAATAATTAATGCAATGGAAGTTAAAAAGTACAAAGAATTTATTAACGAAGAAAACATTCAACCTTTAGATGAAGCTAAATCTACTGAAATTATTGCATCTTTAGGTAAACATGCGATCGCTGCTATTGCTGCATATTTAGTACAAAATCCTGAAGTAATTGAAGATTTATTTGATACACTTAAGAATAAGGGCGATAGAAAGGTAGACTCTGAACTTTCTAAATTATAAACATAAATAAATTTAATGTCTCCTAAACAACATACGGAGCTACTAAGTCCGATAACAAAACTGGCAGCTTATGCCGAATCTACTGATAAAAAAATAGATTCGATGGTTAATAGTGTAGTTTTGTTAGTAAGAAACTCAAACGATACATATAAAGAGATAAAAACACAAACCGGACTTCTTACAGACATTAAAGGCATTCTATTAGAAATAAAGGAAAACGCGTCTGCAAAAGGAAAGGCGCCTAAGGGCGGAGGAATGTCGCTTGGAGGAGCCTTTAAAATTGGAGGATTTATGGTTCTTTCAGCAATGGCGCTTGCAGCGTCTTCTTATTTCTTAAAGGGAGTTGTTCCTGTTTCAGCTGCTCAATTAGTCACTGCTATTGCAATTTCATTTGCGATGGTCGGAATCACAAGAGCATTTATACAAATTTATCAAGAACTCAGGCCTGTACAATCGCTTGGAGCCAGAGCGGGTAACTTTGCACTTGATAAGTTAGGAGCAGCTAAATCGGCCAGTCCAATTTCACAGAAGAGTGCACTTGGAATGACCTTTGCGATTATGATCGGATCCGTATTAATGATTACGGCGGCATCTGTTATTCTACAGCTGGTAAAACCAGTCGGGCCATTTCAATTAGCAACTGCATTCTTAATAGGTATTTCATTAGCACCGATGGCTGGAGTGTTTATGTCGATTGTAATTGCAATGAAAAAGGGAGGAATTCGTCCTAATAAGCAAGGCTTAAAAACAATAGGAATGGCAGCGCTTGGAATTATATTGATTACGGCTGCAATCGCAGGAGTTGCCCAGGCGCTTCAATTGTTACCACCTCAGCTCGTTGAACCTCCTGAAATAATGTGGGTACTTCAGACTGGTTTCATGTTATACGTCTTTTCTTTCTCTTTTGCTAAAGTTATTAAAGCTACCAAGGGAATGTCTACTAAAGACATTATAAAGGCAGGATTTGTCTTTCCACTAATGGCAATTGCTATCATTGGAGTTGCTAAAATCTTTGGTGCATTCAAAGTAAATTATGATTCAGCGCCTCCCGTAGAATGGTCTCTTACTGCAGGTCTAGCGATATTAGTATTCGGTCTTGGATTTATAAAATTATCTAAATCTCTTGAAGACGTCAGTTTACCTGACCTGATAAAAGGAGTTGCTGGAATCACTCTAGTTGCGCTTTCAATTGTTGGAGTTTCATATATTTTTGAAAAATTAGGAAGCAAATGGATTGCCCCTCCATTAAAATGGAGTATTAAGTCAGGTCTAGCAATATTTGCATTTGGTTTTGGATTCGTAAAAATTACAAACGCATTAAAACGTACTAGCTTTAAAGACATGGTCAAAGGTACAGTCGCAGTTGGGTTAGTAGCTCTTGCGATAGTTGGTGTTAATTTCATCTTTCAATATTTGGTAGATGAATGGAAATCTCCGCCAGTAGCTTGGGCGCTTAAATCAGGTCTAGCACTTGCAGTTTTTGGACTGGCGTTTGTATTAGTTACAAAAACGGTAGGAAAGCTACCATTAAAAGATTTATTAATGGGCGTTGTTGGCATGGCTGCAGTTGCGGTAGGTATTCTTGCAGTTGCATGGATTTTTAGTATTCTACCAACTACATTTACTGAAGTCCCAATGGGATGGGTACTTGGATCAGTAGTTGCCCTAATTGGATTTGGTGTTGTAGTCGGCATTATTGGAGCCATTATTATGTTGTCTGGAGGTACTGGTCTTGCAGCAATTGCCCTTGGTGTAGTTGGAATGATTATAATTGCAGCTGGTATACTTGCAGTTGCTTGGATATTATCATATATACCTGCTGGAAAATTGGCTGAGGTTGCAAAGGGATTAACAGACGCTCTATTAGCGCCAGTAAACGGTATTGTTGATATTCTTGCTCGTTTAAAAAATGAAATTGGAGTTGAAAATCTTGTTCCTCTTGCAGGAGGTATTCTTGCAATTTCAGGATCTCTTATTGCTCTTGCAGCTGCCACTGCTGGAGTTGCAGTTGCTGGACTTGGAGCCTCTCTTGCAGATGCTGGATCAAAGTTGATTGGTTTGTTTACTGGTGGTGAAACTGAAAAACCAGATGGACCAATACAAATTCTAGAAAAATTGGCAGGAATGCACACGCCACTCCAAAAAACTGCTAATGCCATGAAACCATTATCTGAAAGTTTTAAAAGTCTTATTGACCTAGCAACTGTCGATAATATAGAAAAACTCAGAGACATGTCAAAAGCCCCATACTATGGCTATTTTCATTTTGAGGCGATAAAAGAGTACCCAAAATTCTTAAATGAGGTTGCAACAGGTTTTGAAGCTATTAAAACTGCACAGTCTGGAATGGATATGCAAATAATTGATAAGACAACTGAAATGATTAAGGCTCTTGCATATCTAAATAAATTTGGAGGAGACAATGCAATGGAAAAACTTGGAAAGG